CGAAGTCGAAGAAGCTCTACATGAGGTCATTCATTTCAACCAAGGACCTCGATTCAATCGAGAGAATCTGCAAGTCCCGATCAAAGCAACTCAAGTGAGGTGGCGGCGATGGTGCAAGTAGGCAGTCCGCAGATACCCGGATATGGAGGGCTAGGAGCCCCCAAACCGGGCTATCAGGATTCTCCCTTCGAGAATTACCCTGGTGCAATAGGCAACGGTAACGGTAACGGGGCAGCTCCTGGTGCGACAGCTCCTGGTCCCGGCGCAATAGGGGGTTTTGAAGTCCCGAATAACTTCTGGGGCTTTGTTATGCTGATGATGGGGATGCGATAATGCCTCTTCCAGATGCCCCGGTTGAATCGCCTCGCGTGTATAAGCTGCTAAAGAACATCACACTAGAGACTCTAGCTGCAGATGACGACGAGATGAGCGGCGTTGGCAACCCGATCAGTATCGAGATGCTCAACGAGGACGAGCTACGACGGCTTATCCTGGTGCAGCTTGCCAGGCTCAGTGTGAAATCTGAGTGGAACGGACTACTAGGGTGATCTATATGCCGCTACCAGACGCCAACAAGAAGTCGCCCAGGGTCTATACCAACCTGCAGAACCTAGATCTCGACTCTGTCACGTTCGCTAATATCCAGGCTACTGGCAATCCCATAGCTGTAGAGGAAATGAATGAAGATGAAATGCGAAGATTGGTTTTGGTTAACTTGGCCCGTCTGGTCACAGCTGGAGAGTGGACGGGGCTGTTGACTGCTGGAGGCGGCGGTTCGGCATCGCCAGCTATGCCTCAGGCTGACATGCTGGCGTATTACAATACCTGGGATCTCACTAACATGCCACCCTATGGAGGATATACCTCGACAAACACTGGAACGAGTATGAACTTCGTCTATCAGGTGTATTTTCCCTTCTATGCTCCACGAGATGGAAGCATAGACCAGCTAGTGATCCGTCAGGGATCAGGCGTGCCAGGTTCAACCGAATACCTGTACGTGAGCATCTACGACAGCGACGACGACAACATGCCTCAGACAATGCTGGGTTATGCGACCTACGATCTCTCAGTCGGTGGCACCCAGACCGACTCAAGCCTAAGCGCCAACCCGAGCTTGACGGGCGGTGATTTGTATTATGTCTCCTGGAACCGATCCGCAACCACCTCAGCCACCTTTTACACATGGGCCGGAATAGGGGCGGCATGGTGTCCTCAAATCTCAGTCTCGGGTGATATGAACTTCCTGACCGATCTAGCGACATACAATTCTGCCCCTGTTGACGCTCCTTCTCCTTCAACGATGAGAAGTTACGGCACTGGTTCAACTTTACAAATTATGGCGAGGATTCCTGATGCTTAATCGACAACATACCATTACAGGTAAAGACGGCGTTATCTTAGAACAATATCAACTAGATATGACATGGGACGAGGTGCGAATGCTACGCAACCAAGCTCTAGCCGATACGGACTGGCGAGCTGTCAAGGATCGCACCATGTCTCAGGCTTGGAAGGACTTTCGCACAGCTCTACGCGACTTGCCTCAAGACCACGAAGATGCGAACAGTGCCGCAGACTCATGGCCACAACCACCGGAGTGATCCGAGTGTCGAAGAACAAACCGAAAGAGACCATCGAGTATGTCATTCGATTACAGGACAAAGAGCGACAGCTACTCGGTGACGCAATCACGGCCTACCAAGTCAGAGCTGTGGGCGATGCGATTATCAAACCGGGGGTCGCACTTCTCTCAGACAATACGGCCATGCTGGCAATTCTTACGGCTCTAGCCGCCTTACTTGGATTCAAATTCCTAGCCAATGAAGAGCTTTCAGTGGGTGGATTGGTAGATGAGTTTCTGACTCAGAGAGAAGCGGCGATCGTGTCAGGATTAATCAGTCTGCCATTAGGCGGGCCTCTTGGGCCTGCATGGGGAAAGAGAATAGCGGATTTGCTGTTTGGTGCAAAGTGGGACATAGTCGATTAAAACGTCCCCCTCTACCCCCTACTTGAAGGGTCATTTTGGGGTAAATTGGCCCTTAACACATATAAAGGAACGATGGACTGCGCCTCAATCCATCCATCCACAGTCTTGACATCGAATCGGCATTCCCGGCATCCAGATGATGCCGATTTTACAGGGACATGCTTTGCAGACCCAAACTTTAGTCATTCTGTCAACTCCAACACAATCGCTTGCAGCTTGTCTCTGGATCTGGTCATGCTCGCTAACTGAGTCCCACGCATGACATAGAGCCTGTTTAGGTGGCGCTGCTCTTCTGGACCCTCCTTGACTAGCTTGTTGTATCTCTCTTCCCATCCAGCATGCTCGATGATGACGGAGGATAGCCAAGCAGACCGTCCGGGGTTGCCGGGAGTACCACCGGGGTTCCTGCGGGACTTGACTGGGACTCGGTCCCAAATGTCGTAGGCAGCTTGAGAAACACTTGCGTTTATTCCGGGCATTCAATCATCACTACTCCAACCGCAACCACCGGGTGCAGGTATCGAGAGGGACGTTACCGGACAATCCCATCCGGATGCATCCGAGAAGGCCGCTGACCAAGGGTATGCCTCCCTCCCACACATAGGACACTTCATTTCGCTAGTGTACCACTTCATGCGTACCACTCCGGGTCGTCTGTGGCCTCTGGGGCGCGTACTGTCACTCTCTCCTCTTGGATGAGGGCCAGCTCCTTCTCTAGAGCCCTAATCTTCTCCGATAGCTTGTCCAGCACCTTGAACTTGTCCAGTTGACGGCAGCGCTCGCAGCATCCACTTTCACTTTCACCTAGGGGGGTATCATCGACTTTCTTCATTCAATCAACCCCTGCTGTGCCGCAATGCAGCTCTCGCACCAAGAGTGCCTTGCGCGCCGGGTCCAATTGTAGTTCGTTTCATAGTATGTTGTGAATCTGCATACGACGCAGGATTCCATTCTCTCCTTCATTTTTTTCGCCTCTGAACCCTGCGACTACTGTTTTAGTTATTAATATAACTGCTGAAGGTATCGCGTTCTGTGGCTTCAGGGGCTCCGCCCCTTCAGCCACACCGCCCCCCCCGCGTTGTACCTGTTCAAGCCCAATTAGTCACCGGGTATCAAGATGGCGGGTGTCCGGGGGTGCAGGCACCCCCACACCCGCTGAATTCACCTTTCAGGGGTAGGTATATGGACGGTATGCGGGTGGTACGGATATATGGTACTCCCTGATACCCTGATTTTGGCCACTTTAATGCTGATTAACCTCATTTCGTTGGGTGGATTCGCCCTCTGGATCAGAATGCACATCGAACAATCAATGATGGACATCGATGAGAAGCTTGCACTTGCGATTCAAGCCCTCGTTGACAAGCTAATGTCCGGTGGACTAACAGAATTTGAGCCGCCGAACCCAATACAAGGCGCGATAGCCCAGTTAATTCAAGGAATGGCGCAACAAAAGATGAACACGATAGACGCGACAGTGACAGATCGCGGTCCGAATGGACAATTTACCACCGTGCAAGAAACATAGTGATACTTATTAGCGAGGTTTTGTTTCATTCGCGATATGCCCCGCCGAAGAAAGTCAAAGCGCCGAAGAAGCCCGAAGACAATGAGTCTCATCAATCTAGCAGAGAGCTACGCCTACGCGACCGTCATCACTGGCGGAGTTTTCGGCAATAGTCCAGTGGGCTTGCTCGGATTCGACGGATCAGGCGCGGGTGTTGGTAACGGAACTTCGATGACGACTACTGGAGCCGGCCTAACGCTCCAGTCAATCATCGGCGACCCCGGTTCAAGCTTCGATTCCATGCAGTCATCGTTCATGGCGAACTACCAAGCCATGGCAGTGCAGGCAATAGGAATCGGCATCACCTTCAAATTCGCTAAGAAGCTCCTAAGGAAGCCCATCAGCAACGTAAATCGTAACCTGATGAAGCCACTTGGGATCGGAGTGAGGTTGTGAGACTATGGCAACAAACACGACTAACGGAAATCTCGTCTGCTCAGACGGAACAAACATACCTCTCAAGACAGAATTGGCCGAGGGGACAGAATCCGATCTAAAAACTGATACTGTCTACACCGTTTCTTCAATGAATGTCGGAGATTATGCACCCGGAAAGACCGTCGTCTCAGGCCTAGTGAGCTGCGACAACGGCGTTGGGTACTGCTACATACTCTCGCAGGGCCTTGTGGCTGCAATCATTCCATGGAGCGTCAAGGGCGCTGTCTCGGATGGATCACCTGCGCTCTGCCAACCATACACTCTGAAGGCCGGAGATATCGTCCGGTGCATGAACAACACCGCCGCAGACCGAGAAGCAGCAATGGCAGTCTATACCGCAAGCGGAATCTCAAGGATTTTCAAAGTCACAGCATCCGGTGGAGCTACAAATGAGCTAGTGGATTTGCAGACCGGCAATTCCGTGGGGGATACTTTGTTCGGGCAGCGAATCACAAAATGGTTTGGAACATCTGTCGACGGCAACAAGATTGAGACGCAGGGCTTCGTCGTCGTCGACGCTCTTGGCAACGTGGTCGGTTCTTGTAGCGCAACGAACCCGATTGTTCAACAACCACTGTTCTCTTTCGCCGCAACAAACATCGCTCTGAATTACAAGGCTCAATACTTGACAAACGCCTGAGTGTGATTGAGAATGGCGAAGATGACCAAAGCTGCAGGACGCCGAAGAATGGCGGAGATCCTCTCTAAGTCGAAGAAGCTCTACATGAGGTCATTCATTTCAACCAAGGACCTCGATTCAATAGAGAGAATCTGCAAGTCTCGGTCAAAGCAACTCAAGTGAGGCGAGTGCGTTGGTGCAAGTAGGCAGTCCGCAGATACCCGGATACGGCGGGATGGCAGCCCCAAAACCGGGATATGGCTTCGGACCAGAGAATTATGTTCCTGATGTTGGCGGCAACGGTGGCAACGGTAACGGCAACGGGGCAGCTCCCGCA